GCTTACAGAAACTGAAGCAGATTCTTGCTACAGTAGATGGGCTAGTTATGCAACTAGTCCTGAGCTTCCCGGCATGGGAAGAACTTCTGGATTGGTCCAGAATCGAGCAGATTCAAGTCTGCCTCATTAGTCAGCTATTACCTGACTACTTTCGGGAAGTGATTCCCGAGAAGCCTTCTTGTTTCGAGAAGATCAAAAGATTGCGTGGAGCAATCAAGGAGGTTGGTTTCAACCCAATCGGAGACATCCGATCCATAGAGATCCCGAGAGAGATCTCTTTCTTCAAAGTCATCACTGACTTTATGGCCGATAGGAAGACTCCTATCGATATGTATCGGGTTTCGCTTTTATCGCAAACCCGAGCGTCGGGGGTTCCCCCCCGATCTGTGTACCTGAAGACTCTTCAGGGCATAAAGGAGATTCTCACAGAACCTCCTGATCCCTCTGTTTATAACAGAGTGAAGGTCTATATCACTGAGGGTATAGATATGATCCACCAAGAGGTGGTAGAGAGTCTCGGAAGCGAAATGCAATCCGAGAGATGGTGGTCCCGGGTCATAAACCGGGCCAAAATATCGCTAAGCGATAGTGGAGAGTTCTTTACGAGCTCTGAAAATGGCGGCAAGCTAGAACAAGCTCGCTGCGTACTCAGGAGTAATCCTGAGATTCCCGAGATCAATCTCGAGACCGGTCTTCCTACAGGGAAGATACTCAAGCCAGGCATCGACACTCATGGAGAGTGCCTTTTCCACTGGGCTTGCAATCAGTTCGTCGATAGACGAACTATTTACGACAGAAATGTAATGTCTGTCAGAATATCCCTAGTTGCAGAACTGGGGAAGTACCGTGCGATTACTGTATCGCACCTTGGACATGCCATGTTATTACATGTCATGTCACACATTTTGCTGGAATATCTTTCAGCAATTCCATCGTCCCGATCAGGTGTCGGGGCGGCAAATCACGCTTGGAATTTCTTCAAGCGTCTGTCGCACAAGAATCCTAGTGCGAATTTCATCTTTGGCGACAAAGATGTTTACTTGTTCTCAACTGACTGGGAACAAGCCACCGACTACTGTGATCACACAGTAGCTCAGGCGATGTTAAATCGCCTATGTTACAATGTGGGTATACCCACATGGTATAGACAAAC